TGCTTATCAAGGCATCTCCAGATGGCAGCACGAAAATGCTCGCGCTGCTGATGCGGCTAAGGGGAATCCATCTATCCGCATACGCATCTCGGAATTGCGGCGGTTTCTACCGGGCGAGAACAACAAGCTCACCACGCGCTGCAACACCCCCATCCAAGGTGCGGGTGCAGCAGTTCTCAAGCTCACTCTCAGCAAGCTGTGGCCGTTACTTAACGCCGACGGGGAAGATACGGTGCGCTTGGCCGGCGTGGTGCATGACGAGATCATCCTGCTCGTAAAAGAACAGCACGCTGAAACCTGGGCGCACCAGCTCCAGTCCGTGATGGAGGAATGTGAAGCCCGTTGGTTAGGTGAGATCCCGCCTCTTGCCGAAGCTAACGTCGGGGATAGCTGGGATCAGGCAAAGTGACAAGTTCAGTGGGCTCCACGCCGGACAACCCAATCAAGCTCACTCAATATCGGGTGACGATTTGGCCGAAGCATGGGGCCACTGAAAATATCTACATGGAGGCGCCGGATGTTTACACCGCGCAGCAATACACCCGGCGTGTTTACCCAGAGCACACCATCCTGGCGATTAAAAACGTGCTGGACCTATGAGTAGGACTGGCAGACAAATTGTCCTGGAGTGGCTGACTAAAGAGATTCGGATGGCGCGGACTGCTGATTTACAGCGGGCCGCTGCTTTTTTGGAGTGGGCGCGAGGTGTCCGAAAGGGTTGCTCCAAGCAGAGGGGTGGTGCTCGTGTGGCCCAGTCCAATGCTTGGAGGAAGCGCGTGGACAGCGATGTGCGTTGGTAGGACTACTGCGACACAGTATGCTACTGTGTAGCAGAGTAGATCGTTAGTCATGCCCCTCAGACACGGGTCGAAAATTTACTGCCAGTTACTTCTGGATGCCAATCGGTACAAATTGGCTGAGACCCTCGCCGATAAGCAGGGAAAGAAGGTGACGGCTCTTCTGCGGGAGTATGTATATGGTGCACTTCAACAAGAGATGCCGGAAATTTACAAAATTGCTGAAGAGGCCGACGTTGAGAAATGGAATGAATCTGTTCGGCGACGGGTAGAAGGACGGCAGCGCTCCAAGCAAGAGAAGAAGCAGCAAGAGTAAAGAGAATCACGAGACTCAGTAATAAGGCAACTAGGACCTAGAAATTCAGCGTAAAATTTCTAGGCTCCTACAGTAGTCCACCGTGACCCGCTACGCAGTCAAAGTCAGTGATCGCTGGGTCATGGCAGTCTTTGGACCCGGCCAGGGGCTCCAGCTCACCTCGGTTGAGGAGGATGCCTCCAGCTGGCCTACGTACGAGAGGGCATTGCGGGCTGCCCACAGCATCCAACAGTGCACCACCAACCCAATCTCAATTTGTAGCGTTACTGAACCTGCTTACCGATGATGAAAAACGGTGTCCTGCAGTGGCAGGAAGACTTTGAAAAGTCCCAGCGGCTTGGTGAAGGTCGTTCGCGCACCAGTGCAGAACGGGCACAGCTGTTTGAACTACAGATTTGGCTTGCGGGCCAAGGCGCTATGCGGGATTTGATTCGGGCGGAGTCGCTCCAGCAGGCAATCATGTTTGCCGAAAATCGTTACCCCGGTTGCCGGGTAGACGTTCCACCGCAAACGGTAAAGAAACCTAAGCTGGCTCGTTCCCGGACTAGCCCCAGCGTGGCGGCAAAAAGCCGGAAAAAATCTGCTGACGCAAAATGACGTCTCCTCCCAAGCTCAATTTCACCAAGGCCGCTGCAGAAAAGGCGCGGGCTGACTACCTCGATGAGCTGTTCCTAAAAGACGGCCGTGATCAGGCAAGTCATCCCCTGCACGGCACCTACACCGGGCTGTACCAGAAGTACACCCTGCAGAAACTAGGCTGAGTCGCGGTCTAGACCAAACTGATCGGCCAGGTTGTCGGCAGCTTCGCCGATAGCCCAGGCCGATTTTGTTTTTTCGATTTCGCACAACGCATTTAGCGCCAGTGCTGCTTCGAGCAGGCCGGTGTAGTCGCCCTCTTCGTACTTCGCACGCAGCCACTGGTCGTTAGCGGCTTGGCGAAACTGGGATTGGAGCGACTGCTCGATCGGCCTCACATCTACTGCTCCTTCTTCTTCGAGGGGAAGACCGTCTGGAGGACTCGGAGAACCAGCTGTACCCAACTGTTGTCTTTGATCGGGAGCATCCCGATGATCTCAGATCCGGCGGCAACGGCGATGGCGATGATTGCAGCGGTAGAGGGATCCATGCAGAAATGTGATCTTGTTAAAGACTAAGGCTTCTACAGACAATTTTCCAATGCCTAATAGTTTCTACCGCTACCGTCCAGGTAGCTACAGCTGGGTATGGATCATCACATCTTCGGTGGTGAATACTTAAGCAAAAAGCAAGCCAAGAAAAAATTTCGCCAAGACATCCTCAGCAGCTGGAACCATTGCTGCGCTTACTGCGGGAATGATCTGGGGCGATCTGCCACTCTCGACCACGTGCATCCCAAAATGCGCGGTGGTCATACGTGCCTGTCAAACCTTGTCGCCTGTTGCTTTGCCTGCAACATTTCCAAGTCGGCTCAGGATTGGATTGACTGGTACCGCAACCAAAAATTCTGGAGTAGGGAGCGAGAAATCGCTATTGCCTACTGGATCACAGAAGACATGGCGGTTTAGGGCGTATAACCCATTTGCTCCAAGTACATGCGGGCGATGTATTCATCCTCTGCGTAGCGGCAGATGCTGTCGCAGCAGGCGCGGTAGTAAATCTCGCCGTGCTCGTTTTCAATTTGCTCCAGTGAAAAGCCGTTTCCGAAATCGGTGCTATGGACGACCGTCATTGGGTGTAGTTGATCCGGGAGGGGTTGCTGTCTACCAAAATTGCCCAGCCGGTGCCGGGACCATCGACTTCCCATCGGGGCAGCCATTGCTTCCGAGGGTAGTAGGTGTCTTCACCTTCATAGTGGTTTTCGTGGCCACCATGCACTAGATCCGGTTTGCCGCGGGGATCCTTGGCGATAAACATTGTTTTGGTGTAGCCGATAATGACGCTCCAGTGGCCGGGGCCCGTTGGTGGCATTCCGGCTGCCATGTCTCCTCGATGTAGCCACCCCACTGCAACGGCTCTGCCCGCATCAATTTCTGCCTCAAGTAGTTCCGGTGTGGCGTTCTGTACGAATTCGGCGTGGAGTCCCAGCTCTTCTAATGCTTTGAGATGGGCGGAGACTTCGGTGGTGTCGCCGTGCTTGGCGCGAATAGTGTCATATTCCTTAGCGTCCTTAACGCGCATGTAGTCCGCAGCAATCATTGCGATGGCAGCGGTAAAGCACTTGCGGTAGCCGTTTTTTAGATCCAGCTGGTGGAAGTATGGGATTGGGACCCATAAGACTTTGCCGCCAGCTCGCCAGATCTCAAACCATGTGGCTTCCCGGTCTTTGAGGTCGGGAGGCATATCCTCTTGAAGTTGTTGGATTGCGGCGAGCTGGTGTGGAGCGCCTGTGTAGTGATTGAAAAAGTCTTGGAGTTTGAAGGCCATAGCCAGTGTTAGAGCAAAAAGCATGAGCTGATGGCAATCGGATTCTAGTGTGCTTCTTTAGTACCTTCCAGTCGTGCCACTGCTGCTTCGAGGTCTCGTAGACGACTGAAAACCTCCGTGTCCCGGCTTTTCATATCGGTGTGCATCATGTTGAGGCGGGTTGCCACGTTCTCCACCGCTGCAGTTAAACGCACCACTGCATCGCGGTTTTCGGATGCACGGCGGGTGTAGTTACCAAATCCGACTGCCGCTACCGTTATCGAGGCGCCGGCAACGGCCGCCAAAAGCTCAATCATCGGCCGCACCAGTACAGAAGCATCATGGCAGCTTCCGACGAAAAATCAGCAGACAGCAATAACCATACGCCGCTCGGTGACTTCGTTCGATTAGCGGTTTTGTGCTGGTCCATCGCAATGCTTTCCCTCAACTACTTGGGCTACGTAAAAGCAATGGACCCAACGTTTCCAGCCTCCCTTTTGACTGGAACTATGGCTTCCTTCGGGGTTGCTGTAGGTAAGGCAAACAACGGCCAGAAAAAGAAGGAAGACCCTAGCCTTGAGCCAGCCCACAAAGCCAAACCGTGAAAAGACTTCTAATTTTGGCAGCTGTATTCGTAGCCGCTGCACCAGCTAAGGCTGACCTGACTCACAAAATTCAATCCAGTGTTTCGCTGACTGTGGACGCGGCTGCCAGTGCTGCAAAACGCATCGGCTCCACCTATTCCGTTAGCGGTAGCAACATCACCCTGGATACCGCAGGCGGTTTGGGCAGCCTGACTGCCGGTAGCGCTGTTGGTTACACACCAGCTGACTACAGCGTCACCACCGCGGGAGATGCGTTCTCGTTTTCCGAGTCCTTTCTTGAAGGAGACGCAACTCCTTCCGCTACCACCGTTACCTCCGGTGTGGTGGGATCTCTTCCGATGCTCGGAGATACGACTACAACAGCAGGAGGTGTTGCAGGTGTGCTGGCTGGCACCATCGCCAGTGATCACGCGCTCAGCATTACAGCTGGTGGAGCTGGTACGACCGCTGTGGGTCAGATGGTCACCGAAATCAAGATTGACTAATGCGTTGGCTTGCCATCCTGCTGTTATTGGCCGGACCAGCAGCAGCCGTGCCCGTGGTGCCTAATTTTCGTACTGGCACAACAACCAGTCGAACTGAAAGCACCACGCAAGTCACCGAGCAGATTCGCAGCGTCAACTTCGCCACTGGTTACACCTACAGCGCATCCGGCACAAACGTGCAAAATTCGGGGTCAAGCATGGTTCCGAATGCAGTTGACACTGGATCCCAAACTGTTGATGGGGTCAAATCCAGTTGGACAAGCCTCGAATTACAAAGCAAGCCCACATGGTCTTTGGTCAATCCCGGCGGATCCTTCTCGTTTGTCGAGCACTATTCCGGTCCAGGGCTAGAAGCGGTAACGGAAATCACGCGCACCACCGTTATCGAAAGCGTCACCGATACCACCTCGGTCTTTGGGCCTTAGTTCTGTTGCCTAATCAGGCGCTGGCGCAGGCCAATGCCACGGCCGCCCCAGTTGCTAACAGCACTGGTTCTGTCACAAACCAAGCCATTCAGATGCTGACTGGCCCGTATCCCACTAATTCCTACGGGTCGGGAATCTCGTGCCAAGGTCCCACGCTCAACCTGTCTCCTTTCGTCACCGGCAGTAAGTCCTACGCAAAACCGTTTACTGGAACGGTGCGGACGCCGGTGTACGACCCAACAGATGCTGATGAAAACGGCGTACCCGACAATCCGGGCAATGTGCTCTTCTACCAAGAGCTTCCCAGTCGGCAGAAAAATAATTACAGCCTGAACCTTGGCTTTAGTGCCACCATCTCATTCCCGCTTGATGGTGGACTGCAGGAACGCTGCAAAGCTGCGGCCGACACCAACACCGCGTACCAGCGCCAGCTACTTGCAAACAAGCGGTTGGATTTTGAACTAAGTCGGCTCCGGCATTGCGGTGAACTGGCGCAAAAAGGGATTACGTTCCACCCCAAGTCCAAGTTCTATACCGTTTGTTCGGATGTGGTGCTGGTCGCAAAGCCTGGGCAGGTGCTGCCGCACTACCACCAGATCACGGTTTCAAAGCCCGACGCAGAGCACGTATTGCCCGATTCCGGTCCCGCTGAGCCAGCCGCCGCTCCCAGACAGAGTCCACGTGAACAGGCTTACCCCTTGCCTGTGAAACCTTTTTCACCACCTTCTTCACCGTAGGTTTGATCAGCTTCAGGATTAGATCCGAAAACGGTTTGGCCACCAAGGCAGCAGTTGCAGCCACCAAGGCAATCGTTGTCGTTGTGACCACAGCCTCCACAGGCGGTAGTCCGTCAATCGCCTTCTCCAGAAACGGCTTGGGGAGGTCACTCTCCTCCTTGACCTGAACTGCCGGCGCATCTGCTCTAGGTAATCTCGGGATTGACGGTAATTCAGGGGCTTCGGGTTCCTTGTCCTCGCTCTCGTTCTTTGGAGCTGGTATTGGTACACGGATTGGTGTGAATTCCGCAGGGGTAAAGTCCATCGGATTAAATGCCGGTATCTCGCCCTCTGGACAAAACGCTCCAGTGCCATTGGGGTCGGCATTCAGCAGATTGGGATTGCGCTTGGCATCTGAATGCACTGGTACGCAACCAGGCATTTCAATAATTGGTGGTCCCAGCTCCAGCGTGATGGCCGGAGCGCTTGGGACTGTTGGGGGTGTACGGAATTCGCGGATTTCGGGAATGCGAATATCCGGGATGTTGGGCATCAGAAGGGCAGTGCCGGACCTGTTGCTTTGGGTAGCTGGGGCATTGCGCCTTTGATCTTATTCTCCAGTTCGGCCTCGACGTGGTCAGTGATCTGGCCGCCGATGCGTTCCATGCTCTCGTCCATGAAACGGTTGAACTGGAAATAGGAAATGACCAGTGCCGCAGTCATCGAGCCACTCAGCAGAAAGCCGGTGATGGCCATCAAATCAATGATCTTGCGCATTGAGAATTGCCTTTTCGTTGGCGTATGGCTCGACTGTAAGGAAGTCGATGGCATCCTGCACATGGGGGATAAGCCAATCCGGTGGCCAGCAATACTCCCAATTTTCAGGAACGGTTAAACACGGCAAAATAACTACCCGCCATAAAGCTGACAGGTAGTTACGTACCAACACGCCTTGGTCGAAAGCCCGCCGAAGCGGGCCAGGTGCGGGATGAGGAGCCGGGAGGATCCTAGAACGTGTACTTGGCGCCGACCTTGGTGCCGTAGCCGTTAGCAGCGTTGCCGGTGAGAAAAGAGAACTCGCCGTAGAAGGCAAGGGCATCAGCAGCCTTCACGCTGCCGCCGACTTTGCCGCCCAGCTCCACCTCAGAGGTGCCGCCGTTGGGAGCAACAACGGTGGGACCACCTTGGATGTACCAGCTGGCAGACTCGCCTGCGCCTTCGTAGCCGATGTGCAGGTCCGTGGAAGAACCAGCGAAGGTGCTACCGGCCCAGCCGGCGTTGTTTTCAATGTTGGCGTAAGGACCAGCAAAAGCAGGTGCAGCCAATGCGAGGGAGGCGACTGCAGCAGAAGCGGTTTTGATCATGGGATTTAGTAACCGTGCCAAGAGTGTAAGGGGCAAATACACCTGGTCGATTGAATAAGTGTCCCTTTACTTACCCTGACCGCGATATTTTTTGCGGCCGTGACTGGCCTTGGAGTGCTGGCCGTTGCCTTGGCGGGTCTTTTTGGGCTTGCCGGCTTTGTGATCGACGCGCCCCAGAGCGGTTTTGGACTTGACGGCCATCAGACGATTCCGGCGCTAGTGGTGCTGCTGCTGAAGTCAATGGTGTCGCTTAGTCCTGCATCTTCGCCATCGACAGCAGTGCCCACCCCGTCACCAGAATCGTCAGCAGCGACAACAGGAGGATGATCTGGGTCATTCGGCCAGGTGCTGTACGTGCCGCTAGTAATGTATGCGGCCAATTCATCGGTGGTAGTGGTTGCCTCGATGGCGGCCACCTTTTCGGCAGCGGCAGTACGCACCGATTGACGCCATGCTTTCCAATCGGCATCCATAACGGTGCCGCTATCTGCTTCACGCACGACCATCCAATCGGTAGGCACCAATAAGGTGTTTGAGGACTGGCGCGTATTGGCGCTCCACAGTCGAACCAGGTCCGCGTGGTCTTTGGGGATCAGGTCACCTTCTTGCGTTCTCCCCCAGTAGAAGCGCTGGTCCCAATTGATGATTCTTTCTTGGCGTTCGGTGATTCCGATTGCTTCACGCTCTTGAGGCGTTGCCAGTCGAAGCCAATTAGCGGGGTACGAAATGCCCGCGTGCTTGAACGGCTTGTCGAGTGGAAGCCTTTTGCCGTCGAGTAGAAACATGGTCCTAGGTGCGTGGTTTTAGGTTAGCCCGATCAGCGTGCGCGGGCGTACTTGAAGGGGTTTTCGGCGAAGGCACAATAGACATAGGTCT